ATTCTTATACGTATGTTAAAGCAATTGCAGAAGAGCTTCGGGGTCTTGCTGTCGAGTTTAATTTACCAATTGTATCTGCTACTCAGACTACTAGGTCTGGGTATGGCAATTCTGACGTTGATCTTACCGACACCTCTGAGTCATTTGGTCTACCTGCCACTGCGGATCTTATGTTTGCTCTTATCTCTACTGAAGAACTTGAGGCGCAGAACCAGATTATGGTCAAGCAACTCAAGAACAGATACAATGACCCGACCATCTTCAAAAGATTCACCATAGGTATTGACAGAGCGAAGATGAAGCTGTATGATGTGCAGCAGGAACAAGACTCTGAGGCTGTTGCCAACACGACAAATTTCCAACCAGATTTCTCTAAGGAATCTCAATCCAAATTTTCCGATTTTGTAGTATGAAAACCCCCGACAATCAAGAAGTTGATTTCATTAAGTATGCTCAGTTTGTAAACGAAGTTACAAGTATTCCCTCTAAGAATGATGACGAGTTTATTCGTCGCATTCAAGATTTGCAAGAACAGGGTGTGCCTATCGCTCGTCTTCTAACTGCTGCTGTAGGTATCAGTGCTGAAGGTGGGGAGTTTACTGAGATCGTTAAGAAGGTTGCTTTCCAAGGTAAAGAACTTACCAACGATAATAAACTTCATATGGTTAAGGAGTTGGGAGATGTGATGTGGTATGTCACTCAAGCTTGTATTTGTCTTGACGTAACTCTGGATCACATCCTGACACAGAATATGGTCAAACTTCTTTCCCGATATCCAGAAGGTTCGTTTGATATCTATCGTTCCGAGAATCGTAAGACGGATGACATCTGATGATTGAATTAGAACTTACCCCTGAAATGGCGGTATCAATTCTGCAAGCACTAATTCGTGAGCAGAGAGACTATACAACAGATGAAACCTGTTGCCCCTATCGCATCAAAAAACTTCGCGAAGTGATTGGACAACTTGACTCTAAACTAGATCTTTATTACGAGGACAAAAAATGAAACGCGCTATTATTCTCAGCACCCTTCTAGGTCTGTCAGCTGCATTGCTGTCACCAGTAATCGCTAAACCTACCAAGGGATACTTCTCGATGGATGCTATGGGATGTATGCTTTTGAAAGAATGCACTGAAGGCATTGATCAAATTCATAGTTCTGGTGATCTTCGTTCGGCATATCCTGATTCTAATTGGGACCTTGTTTCAGCTGAGTTCAATCAAATTATGGTTGCATTCGGACAGGTTGGAGTTAATGTGTATCTTGCTGATGAAAAGTATTTTCCAGTAGGACATCGTGGTGTCTATCATACTGTTAGCAATCACTTCTATCTTAACAAAAGATATGTTCATCGTCCTGGAGTGTTGATGAGTGTTGTCCGTCACGAAGGATGGCACGCTGCACAGGATTGTATGGCAGGTGGTATCAATAATAACTTTATTGGTATCATTCATAATGAGGAAGACGTTCCTCAGATCTGGCAAGATATGGCTAAAGATACCTACAGGAGTCAACCTAGTGCTATTCCTTGGGAGAAGGAAGCGTTTTGGGCAGCACGAACTGAGAGTATGACACAAAATGCACTTGAGTCTTGCGCTGCTGGTACGATGTGGTCAGATTATGAACTGACCCCGATGACCCGAGAATGGCTTGAAAACAACGGGCACCTCTGATAGACTAAAGACCTTCTGATAAATACATCGGAGGGTCTTTTTTTATGGCATACAACGTCATCCCTAAAGATTATAAGGAACTCAGCGCAGCTGTGTCCCATATGAATCCGCAGTCCGCTATTGAGGCGACACGACTGTGGAATTATCTAGTGACTGAGTATGGGAAACTGCTTCCCGATCCACTTGCTTTCGCTTCTGACAGGAAGAATGATGTTAAGTATGCACGTGCATTGAAAGGACAGTTTACAGAAGCGCAATTGAAGACGAAGTTAAAGATAAGTAATCTTAAATTTACTGCAGGCGATGGTAGCAGAGGTAATCGTGGTGCATCAAACACAGGCAACTTGTTTGAGAAGCAGTTGGAGAATGGTTTAAATGATTGGATTGAGACTAATGAATATACTAACAATCCATACAAAGCTTTTATTGAAGATCTTGTTAAGACGTATGATTTAAATGACTGTCAGTTTGTTCTTGTTTCTGAAGGTGAGTTGAACAAGAAAAGACCATTAGTATTTTCTGGTACTAGTTGGAAAGTTGGTGATGCTACAGCAACCAATTATGACATTGGTTCTATTGTCACTGACTTGACCTTGAAAACTAAATGTAAAGGGAAAGCGGATCAGGAAATTTATCTTTCTCTAAAGAAAGGTGGGACAACAACGATGTCCAACTTAGGTATGAAAAAAATATTTCCTCAGAGTGAATTGTCTGTGGGAAAAATTACCAATCAAGTTGGATTGAAAGTTCTTGAAACGTTTGGTATAGATAATCAAAGACTTTGTAAGATATTTCAAGAAGCTCTTGCGGGTGAAGTAGTCAGTGGAGGTAACGTTACAAACCCTACGTATAATAGAGGACTACTGCAAAGTATGATCCGAGGATCTATAGGGTATGGATACCACTATACTCATTTGCAGACTGGTGGAAAGATAAAAAGCTTTCCTATGACTAAACAGAAATGTGATGATGCAACTAACATTACATCTGTCATAGTTCATTATGGAGGTAAAACTGGTACTGGTCAACGTGTTGATATTACAGTGAAGACACCAGTTATGGAGTTGAAATTTAATATTCGTGATACATCTGGTAGCAGTTTACCTTGGCCAGACAAATTGCAGTCAGCGTATAAGTTTAAAGATGAACTATTGTTCAGTACATCAGACGAAGGTTACGACGACTAATGGCAAATGTAAAACAGCTTAAGCACCTGGAGCATCTTGAAGATGAGATGCTGAACTACGGCGTCGATGGATGTATGGCAGCAGTATCATTTCTTGAAGAACTGTTAGCAATGCTGGGTAAAAAGTCTAAGTCGGATGGATTTATGCAGACCAAATGGGATGGCGCTCCCTCTATCATCTGCGGAAAGAATCCTCAAAATGGTATGTTTTTCGTGGGTACTAAGTCTGTATTTGCCAAGACACCTAAAGCTTGTTACAGCGATATAGATGTGGATATGTATTACGAGGGTGACCTGGCAGAGAAACTTAAGTTCTCACTGGCATATTTTAGTAAGCTTAATATCCCTGGTATTGTACAAGGTGACTTGTTATACACCAGCAGCACACTTGATACAGAGACTGTAGATGGAGAGAAACTTTATACCTTTAGACCTAACACTATCACTTATGGCATTCCAATAGATCATCCTATTGGTAGAGCAGCAAAGGTATCGAAGATCGGTGTAGTTTTTCATACTCACTATACTGGTGATGACTTCCAGTCAATGCAAGCTCGTGCTGGTGCTCCTATCAATACCTTTGTAAAGGTGCCAGAGGTACTAGTTATTTCTAATGATACTCCTATCAACAGTGTTACCTTAAGTAGTAACGAGATTGTTAAATTTCATAATCACATTAAAAAAATTGAGAAGATGTGTGATTTATGTGGAGATTTTTTAAACCTTGTGGTTTCTAATATAGGCACTACAGGAGATAAAAAATTTCACGTTGCTTCTTACTTAAAGCAGTATTTTAATAATGAGATTCGTGAAGGTAGAGAGGTTCAAAATGTCAGAAGAGCACTTGATAATTTGATTATTTTTTATCACGAGAAGACGAAGAAAGAGTTAGCTAAGATTAAGACGCAAGCAAACCTAACTAAGAAACGTCAGCTTGTATATGAGAGTGAACAGTTCCTTGATCACAACGAAAGAAAGTTTAAAGCTATGCTGGCACTCTACAAAGAGATGCAGATAGCAAAGAAATTTGTTATAGATAAACTAGATCACCTAGAACAATTCAGAACATTCGTTCAGACTGACAACGGTTATAAGGTCACTACCCCTGAAGGATATGTTCTACATCAGAATGGTGATATGATTAAGTTGGTCAATCGAATTGAGTTTGCATACAATAACTTCACTATACAAAAGCAATGGCGGTAGATCATATTTACAAGTGTTGTTACTTTACCTTCGGTAGGTTTCAACCACCCACTACAGGTCACGAAGAAAATATCAAAGGAGTTAAAAATGCTGCTGGCAGCTGCGATTGGAGGATTTATACTTCTCGTTCTCACGATAGCAAAGGTAAAAATCCATTACGCCCAGAAAATAAAGTATCGTGGATGAAAAAAATGTTCAGGTTATATGCCAGTAACATTACAGGTGCTAAGAAAGATGTGATTGAGTGCTTGCAAGAAATTCAAGCAGCTGGATATGATGATGCTACTCTTGTGGTTGGGTCGGATAGAGTAGATGCTTTCAAATTCATACATAAATATAACGGGAAGGAATATTTCTTCCGTAAACTCGATGTGGTTTCCTCAGGTAACCGTGATGCAGACGGAGATACGTTTGCCATCTCTGGTACTAAAATGCGAAGAGCAGCATTTGCTGGTGACTTTGCAACCTTTCGAGAAGGTATTCCTCGTGCCCTTAGTGACACTGAATGCCAAAAGTTAATGAAAGAAATTGCTGACGCCTTACCATCAAACTTTAAATGAAAAGTTTAAACGAATTTAAAACGCTCACTGAAGCTGTACTTGAGAGCTGTGGTAAAGGCGGCAAAAACGAGGAAAGATATTGTCGCCTTTGCGGTAAGCGTGAGAAGCGATCTGTGTGTGGATACGGTTCAGCAGGATGGGACAAGTATTCCGTAACAGACGCTTCCGACTCAGAGAAAGAAGCTGCTGCAGTTGACGCTGGTATAGTGTCCGAACAATCGACTGTAGATGGAGAACCAAAAACAAAATTCGCTGGAAATTATGAAGGACCTTTGTACGCCCCTCACCCCGATCTTGCTGAAAAGCGAAGGGAACTGGGACTGGATGAAGGAGCTGCCTGGACAAAGAAGTCAGGTAAGAACAAAGAAGGAGGACTCAACGAAAAAGGACGCAAGTCTTACGAGAGAGAAAATCCTGGATCAGACCTTAAGGCACCATCAAAAAAGGTTGGAAATCCCCGTAGGGCATCCTTCTGTGCTAGAATGAAAGGTATGAGAAAGAGACAGAAATCATCCAACAACACGGGTGATGACCGTTTGTCAAAATCTCTTAGAAAGTGGAACTGCTAGTATGAAATCTTTTCGTCAATTTAGAAAATCTATCACCGAAAGATTTGAAAAAGACGTTCAGGAGGACTACAGAAAAGACCTTATATTCTCCGAAGGAGATTGGGTTCAGCACATTTCTAATGGTAAGACGGGTAAAGTGATCCGTCGTGGTCCAAACTATGTTATTGCACTGGGTGAGAACAATAAAATATTTAGATCCTGGGTCAAGGATCTAAGAGAACATTCTGTTTTATAAATAATTAAAATTACTTAGTAAGATGAAGCCTTTCAAGAAATTCCTTGAAGAAGCGCTTGAGCACTGGAACGTTCAGCACTTTGAAGAGACATCAGAAATCGAAGTGATGCCTGAAATCAAGGCAGACTCCGATGATCCTAAAGAAGTAAAACTAAAGAAGAAGAAAGTCAAGAAGGAAAGTGTTGGTAGCGAGTACTCTCTTGAGATTGACGGCGAGGAGTATGATCTTGTCGAAGTCAAGATGGACGGCGTTGATGACAACGGCAACACCTCTTGCTGGAAAGGTTATAAGAAGAAGGGCACCAAAAAGAAAGGTGGTAAGGAAGTCAACAACTGCGTCAAAGCAGGATTTGAACCCACTGGTGAAGAGATCAAAGAGAAGAAGCTTGATCCCGTAGGTAAAGAAGACTCTGACGTTGACAATGATGGCGACGTGGATAAGTCTGACAAGTATTTGAAGAACAGACGTTCTGCAATTGCTAAGGCAATGGGCAAAAAGAAGTCTAAATAATAGAGCCTTATAACTTTATTAAAATGCTTGCATTCCTACTCCCACTAGCATCGAAAATTATCAAAGATGCCGTTTCAAACATTCCTGAGAATGAAGAACTCGGTGAGAAAATGGTTGAGATCTGTCTTGTTATTCTTTCTAAGGCAGTTAAGTTGACCAAGACTGAGATGGATGACCAACTTCTTGAGGTTGTCACGAAAGCAATTGCTGCTCGCGAAGAGTAGTTCTATACTTTTTATAAATAACTCAAGACTGTAGTTTTTATCAAAACCAATGGGCGTTGACGCAAACAATTGGAAACCGCAATTCGTTGAGAGAGAGGAGCAGGGTATTATCACTGCTCTTCCTCAAGCCGACGGTACCATCAAATACTTTCAGGGCAATCCTGACATTCTAGGAACCATTGACACAGTTCGTGTCTACGAAAAAGGTAGATACAAGAAAGGTGCTAATGTTAGAGTTCAATTAGTAGACGCCAATGGTGATGACATCAATCATAACGGTGCATCTTTCCGTGTGGTTATGTCTTCTAAAGGAGTCTTGATGGATGTCGAGATGGCTATGGCAGGAAACGGCAGTGGATTCACTGGCGATATGGATGTCAAATTCGTTGTCGATAACCCTCAGGATTGCATCGTTCCAGCACAAGCTAAGGCACTTGTTAACACAGGTGAGTGGATCGAACATATGACTGCTGCTGAGATTGATACTCAGAACGCACTGCTGCGCGAACAGCACGCACAAGGTCTCAGGAAACAGACTCACAAAACTAGAGGTATTCTTTTAGGAGTCCCTGATGAGAAGGGTAAGGAAGAATTCTCCGTGACCCGTGAAACCATTAATGGTCTTCCACCATCATCCTGATTTATAAATACTTTTAAACAGATTTAGTACGATGTCCCTCTACAAAGCTGAAGACAGCAATGCAGCAAAAACTGCGGTAGAAGCAACTCTGGTTGCTGATACTAGTGGTGCTACTGTTGTGTTTATCGATGCCACTGAAGCAGCACTTGCCGCTAATCGTAATCGCGGTTTGGTTTCTCCTGGTTGT